CAGTTTCGCGACTGAGCCAATGTTAGACATATAGAAACCAGAGTCGTATAAATTTATCAGAGTTGCCAAATCGACACCTAATCTATAATTTAACGTGTTTTAGGCTATGTATTCACTATGTTCATCATCAAAACTATATTTAATTTTCTTGTTGATCTTCGATAAATCATATTTTGAATAATCCACTTTTCCATATTTATCCTAACACAACCTAACTCTGACTCTAAGTAAACTCTAAATTAAATGAGACGCATGTTCGCTTTAGACTCCCTCCAATATCGCTTTGGCATGTATTGCTGGATGAGATAGAATTTAAGCATTCTCTTTCTTGTAATACAACTTCGTTGTCAACAGCTTAAATATGTCTCTAGTCATTGTGAAATCTTCTTCGTCACAACCATGTGTCCATTTCGAGCAAAAGTCAAATTGATACCATTAAACACATAGCACTTACTTCACACATTGACCTAACCCACATGCAACTCCTGTCTTGCCAAATTTTTCTTCTGTGCCTTTATACCTGGAAGTATTTACTAATATCGATCGCTTGATGTCCAATTCATATTACGGAGCACAAAATATTACCACATCATCTCCTGCTGCTATCACAAAGACATTCCCGTTTTACCATGGTCTTTGAATTCCAGCCTTTACTAAATAGAAGTACGCATAACAAATGCTTCTTAATGTATTCCCTAGTGTGGTTTTGGTTGGATGTCCTGAAAAAGTAGTCCCTCTTATGACATTGACTATGTAATTCGTCTATACCCATTCCCTATCTCTACCCACACACTTCTATTTGTAATTCTCCATGAAAACTTTGTATAATTCATCAGGCCACTACACCCTCTGTACGCCTGGCAATTCAGTGAAACAAATATTATTTAAATTTGTCGCTTGTTCCATCAACAACGATACCACATCATCAACTTCTGCTCTGAACAAATTTGGATACAGATTCTTATATTTGGTTATCATCGATGTTATTGCAGGTTTTATCATTTTAAAAAACTGTGTATCCAATAACTCCATCACTGTAGCATTCTGTGTAGAATCAAAAGCTGAACCATCAATGCATATGGCTTTCCATTCTTTCTTGACTTTACTTTTGATCAAATCCATTATCTGTTTCTTTGTCATTCCTTGTACAAATGACGGCAATATTTACTTGAGAGGTGTCCAAAACTTAGTCTGTAATGCACAGAGTATTCCGCAGAGTGCTTAGCTTGGATTCATTATGTTTCGAGGACGACTATCTTGATCAATCAAAAACCCATTCAATTTTACAAAACTGTTAGAAAAATATGTTTATCCGGATTTTACCATTGTCGTAAAACAGCCTTTCGCTTGTTTCGCTCCAGATATCAGTCGTCTCAAATTTTCTACATATCTCAATTTCTTTCCTCTCTCAAAGTTCTTTTCCTTTACAACTTAAAATGCATCAAAATTCTCTATTTCATTCAATTTCTTATTGAAATCAGCACAAAATCTCAGATACCATGGCATCACTTGTTTAGTGAAGTCTTATACTGCAGTTGCCTATGGATATAAGTTACATGCTAATTGCCTATGATATAATCCATATAATGCATTATGCACACATTTTGAGCTCCATTCAAATTCTTGATCTTCTCCTATCAATCCATATCCAGTTTTTGTTGAGATCCCGACTGTCTTGTCGCTTCCGTTGTAAAATACTGGCTAAGGATTCTTTTCTAACCATCTATTGACTGCTGTCACCGTTGCATCACTCAAATTCCTATACTGATCGTCACACATATAATCTGGTACTCTTTTCACTTGTGGACATGGCTTACAATAAAATGATTAGCGCTATTCACCATAAACAGCTCCTTTTGATGAAAACATCTTAGCGGTTTTCTCTGATTTTGGAATGTATTATGCAATCAATTATCCAGCTTCCTTATCTGTCGGTGTCTGCCCAAACTTGTATGCATTGTCGAGCATGTCACATGTTTTACCAAACTCAATTTTGTGTGCTTATAGCTTCGTGTATTGATGAATTTTCTTGACTCTTCTATCTTCATAATCATCATCTTCATCATCATCTCTTCGTTTCTTGTAAAATGTGAATTGTGGTAAGACTTTATCATTCTTTCTTTCTTTTCTTTAAGCTCTTGATAAAAACTATTCCTCAACGATTACTAACTATGATATCAGCAATATTTTCAATAAATATAACCAGAATCTATGCTCGAACTTTTTTAATACGACGTCTCCTTTGCTGAAATCATGTGTTGCCAAACAATAATCTTTCAATTCTGCATATTTCTCAATGAATTCATTTCCTAAATCAATTTAAAAATGCTTGTTTTTGTACATATCTTTTACATCGTTGAAGCATTTTTACTTAGCTAATTCTCCTAATTCATCTAAGTAATCTGAAAAATATTGTTCTTGAATGCTTGTCGAATCTTTCTTATCATATTTTGGCATATAACAATGTTAGAACTCTTTATTTTTAATATGACTCGCACTGCAAACAATGCTATACCATCCAAAATCGATTCGAGTATCAGCCGCATTGTTTCTGAGCAATTTTCTTTCATCTATACAAGTATCATTACCTGATATCACTCTAACATATCCTTTCTTCTTATAGCCACTGACCAAAAAAGAGCCCTATCCTTGTATCAATCGATATTGTCCTGGCAATCGATTGAACTCATAATCTATTGAGATCAAATAAACACCTCTATGCTTCTCAAATGATTACAGTAATATTTAAGAATTCTTGATGCTCAATATAATCGTCTCATCATCACTTGTACACTTCAAATCACTAATCTTTTATGTCTATATCTGGCAAAACTGAAATATACTATATTAAAGTTTTCTCACAAATTCTTTTGTATACAGTGTTCCATATTTAACATCATCTCTGAATCTATTTTTAATGCTTTCTGGATTATTCGGGTCTGCTACAGGGACATAACGTATAGGATATCTTCGATATGAATCTATATGATGCAAAAAACCATCACTCGGTAAAACTGTCAGATAATCTGCAACAGTAACATCAATATTATTGTCCTTGCAAACGACTTCCACCAAGCATTGTCCAACTGTATACTTCAATGATCCTGGGGTGCATGATTCTATCTATCTCCAGTTTTTCTAGATTAACGCCCAGAAATCCTGCATATGGCTCTTCATCTTCGGTGTCAGATCTGTTTTAATCATTTTCTCTCCAAACAAATCTTATTTTTTCAGTCCATATCTTTCGCTAAATAGTTGTACTATCAATTCATAGTTAAAAGTAGTGTCATAAATTGTCATAGTATCATTTTTGACCCTAACGAATTTCGTTGCTGCAAGTTTCGGATCACTATACTATGTTCCAGCTGAATTGAGTGCTTCAACTCTTTCTTCATATGATGAGAAAAATGGTTCTAACTTCTTCAATAACAATTGTCGGATCACACACTCTTCATGAGTATTTCCATTGCTTGCAATTGTACTAGCTGTCAATTATTCATTCGAAAAGCCTATTCCATAGACATTTAACAACTAATTCACTCTTCTGTTCATATACCCAGCTGGCACAACTTTCAAATTATATGGATATCTCTTGTTCTGTCTAACGATCCCGTTCAATTTTCCCTGGGCCTTAGTCGGACAAATACTCTTGGAGAACATTTATAACAAATTTGCTCGGCTAGTCTTCAGTGTCGCGAATGAAGATATCATTCGTGTGAAATATCCTTATATCAATATCTTCCCTAACTTAATACCAGCATAACGATGATAATTAAGAACTAAGATGTGTAAATAAACCAGTATCACAATAAACATCAATGGCAAAAACACATCAAACAACGATCCAGAGTATTAAGTGGAAGATATGCAGATATCTACATCTGGCAACACAAATTTCAGTTGTTTACCTTCTACTAGATCAAAGAACAACATAAAACAAGATACGGATATCATTCTCATTATGGCTTTCAAGTACAGTTTAATTACGCGAATGAACACTAAGATGTACAAAACAGACATCACTATACATAAGTATAACAGGCTGTATAAAGCTAGAATAAACCACGACACTGTCAACCAATATTCAAATTGTCTCTACAATGGACCCTCACATGTCCACTGTTTCCATCCGCTCTCATGTACTACTAGCCTGCATGTTATAGTTAAGTCAAAAAATTTTTGCATATTAAATCCTATCACAGTCGTTAAAAATATTATCATGAATGATTTCAGTATAGGCTTCTTCAATTTCCACAATACATATAAGTAAGCCAGATTGCACAAAATCGTCAACAACAAAACTGTGAATATCATGTAAACTCCATAACTAAACCAGACGTTCTGAGTTCTCTCGCAAAACCCTGACTGCAGCTATTAAGCAAAATTCATATTCAAATAGTCATTCTCAGGAGTGTCCCAATCGCAAACCTTGCCCATCTCGATATTTTCATCTTCTTCCTGAGCCGTTTTCAACATTTTATGAGCTGCAGCCATTGCTCTCTTCATTTTCATTTCAACTTGAGTAGCTGCTCGTTTTAATCTCTCTTCTTTTTATTTCAATCTCAATTCTAACAATTGAGTGAAATGTTTGCTAACAAACTATTCCCGCAAGACAACAGGTTCTATCTCTTCCACTGGCTCTGTCTTCCATTCATCCTTAAAACTCTTTTTGTCCAAGCTAGTCGCATACAAATATGACTATTTCGATAAAATATTTTTAGGCGATTTTCCTCCTATTTTCATTTTTTGTCTCATTACAAAAA